AAATTAATTCAAAAATAGCAGCACTAATACTTGCTTCATGATGAGATATATCAAAACAACGAACCATTTCTGCAAAACGGTTCCGTCGTTTAGTTAGTTGGTTATATAATATATTCCAACCTCCATAAAAAGGGGATACGCCAACAGCAGACCAAGTGTCGTTTTGTTGTGCATCAGCCAACAGTTTGTCATTTTGATAAGCATATAATTTTATACCTACTAGATAAAATAATGTGTCGCAACACATAAATGTTCTTTGCTTATTTTTGCTGAGTTCTTCATTCATTAATTTGTTAAGAGAACGAATCTCGACTTTTGGACTTGTCTGCCAAATAGTCAAAACATCTTCACCTGCTTCAATTCTCTTTAAGAAATTCAAAACATAATCCCAGTGGTTATCTAAAACATCTCCACGAGTAAGACATTTCATTAATTTAAACATAAAACCACAGGATGCAGGTCGTTCTGCACGTAATTTCACCTCAGCATCTGTTAATATTTTGCTTGCTGCCATTACTGGGCCTCGCAAGCGCTGATACAAATGTTGTGTCATTCTCCAAGCACGTTTATTTGGAGCCCAGACACTTGGATTACAATATTTCTGAAAATCATTATTCAAATTATCCAGATCCAAACCACTATTATAGTGTTTTTCTGGTATAAAATAATCTTTTTGCTTTACAGCATAATCATACAATTCTTTATTTGCATATTGTTTATTATCAGTAAATATTGGATTTGTTATTCGACACAGATAGAGAAAATCATTAGATGCACACATTAAAACATCTTTAAGTGTAATCCCTTTTACTGTCTGTGTTGGCGTTTGAATTTTAAAGGTATATCTTGATTAGAACGCATAATTTGCACCATCTGAGGAGTCATTGGTATCGCAAAATTACGCTGTATAGCTTTATTACCACCTTTGTGAATTGCTACGGTGGCACCATGGCGATTTACTAAGTGCATTCCAGAATAACCTTCTACAGTATCTAAGTCATGGCGGACAATAAGTGTTCCGGCTTCATCCTCAACATGAGTGATATGGCCTTCAATTACAATTGGTCCATTAAAACCATTAACAAGA